TGCATGCGCAACAACACCGCGAGTTGCCCCGCCAGGAATACGGCTTGCTGATGGTGATCAGACTGGATCGGATCGGTGATCACCCGAGCTTCGAATTTGCAGGCCAGCCCCGTCTCACCAGTACCGGGATCCTGCCCCGGCTCCATTTCCGCCAGTTCGACGAACACCGCCGGCAACCGAATGCGATCTTCGATAACCGGCCAGGCTGCTACGGTGTGGACACCCGGTAGATGCGCCTGCACGTGCAGCTCAATGGCCCGGTATAACTGCTCAAGGCTGAACGGCGCTTCCCTTTCATCCTCCACGTTATTTCCCCTTCAGGTACTTCTGCAGTTCAAAGTTGAGTTCCTGCTGCAGGACATGCAGCAGGCGCTCATCCGCCCGCTTTACCCAGCTCTCGAAGTGCGGCCGCGCCTGTTCCAGGGAGACCTTGGCCTTGGCCAGCGGGAAGCGGTTATCGTGTTCGGCAATCCAACCCGAACTAGCACCACCCCGAGCACTCACGGTGCTGTCGGGATAGTCATCAGCGTTGAAGTGCTTGCTGGCCGTGCGTATCCAGATGTCTTCGCTGTTGCCGTAAACCTTCTTGTAGAAGGCGCCTTGGTAACGCCGGCCGGCCACCGAAACCCCGGTGTTGCTCTGCCGTGCGCGGCCGATCCGGCTCGACTCAATGGCATTGAGCCCGAACCACAACTTGCCGCTCATGGCGCCACCGGTGACCGGGTAAGCACGCAACCGCTGTCGAACGGCTGCCACAGCGATCCGTTCCTGCCGACTGACTGCGCGGGCGATGTGAGTGCGCAACCAACCCAATGTTTTGTTGATCGCACGTCGCTGGGCAGCGGCAGCCGCCTTCGGCACTAACTTGGCGAAGTCTTGGAACGCCTTCAAATCCGCCGCCGAGGTCTGCAGCGAGATCATTCCACCGCTGGCCGATGGCTTGAAGTAGCTACCGACGCTCATGGCCGCTTCCTCAATATCAGCGCGACCAAGCCGTCTCCGCTCGGCTCCAGCTGTAGCAAGTCGTAGTCACCGCCGCCGTCCAGTTCGGGTAGATCCACACTGACCAGGAGACCTTTCTTAAGACCGTGTGAGTCGCTGACACGGATCTCAAACCGGGGCTCTCGCAGTCCGGTGTTCATCTTGCCGATCTTCGGCTGCAACCACGGCGCCGCGAACATGCCCAGGACCGGCTCGTCGCGGCCCTCGATCCGAGCAGTGTCACCCAAGGTTTCGAACACCACCGCGTCGACTTCGGCGATCAGAGCGCGAAAGCTCAAGGTCAAAGCTCCAGCAGGATCTGCGCCAGGGGTCTGGTGCACAGGTGCAGCGGGTTCGACTGCGCTTCGCCGGCCATACCCTTGTTGAAGGCCATGGGCTCGATCTTGCTGTAGTACGGCACGCCTTCGGTGTTGACGGTTTCCATGTAGTCGGCCGGTGCGAACACCGAGATGTACAGGTCCGGCACACCTTCGGGAATGAGCAGCGCCTTGTCGTCATGGACAAAGGACACGCCAGCGATTTTGCCGCGATAGCGTTCCCAGACAATGCCGCCAAACTCGAAGCTCTCACGGGCATCCCCGCGTAATGCGGCAGCCTGCTGAGTATTGAGGAAGGTCTCTTTTACCTTTTGGTTTTTTAGCATCTGATTCCAGAAGTTCTTCCCGCAGAAAGCGCGAGAACCACTGCTGGTGATGCTACCCAGTGCGTCTTCCTGCATGTCCAGGGCTTCGCCGCACTTCACGCGGAAGTCGGTTTCAGCGCTATTGAGTCCCATCGACATACTTTTGCGTTTCACACCAAACGTCTTGTACAGGTCCAGCAGAACTGTCTTACCGTCCGCGTCGAGGATCTGGCCGTTCAACGCGCCCATGCGCTGGAACTCATGCGTGGCATCGAGCTGCCGACGGGCTTTGCCCAAACGTTTGTTGACCACATCCTGCACGGCTTGCAGCTCCGAGCGAGTACCGAAGGCACGAATGCCTTGGATCTCATCAGCCTTGATGGCGAAACGTTGCGGCAGGTGCACAGTATTGAAAGGGATCAGATTGCGCTTGCTACCAGCGACCACCAGACCGGAGGTACCACGCTCACCGGCGGGCACCAGCGCCAGGGTGTCGCCGTCCTTTTCGATTTGCACGGTCAAAGTGGTGATGCCCTCCTCCTGAAACAGGCCTAGGCTGCTGATGCGGCCCGGCAGGTATTCCTGTTCGTTGATGGCAGCGGTCAGCGAAGAGACCGAAAACGCGTCATCGTTAAAGATTTGAATGTCAGCCATGAGGCTATCTCCAGAAAGCAAAAAACCCGCTCAGGGCGGGTTGGGTGATCAGGTTGGATCGCCTTAGCGAACGATCAGAAAGTGAGTAGCCAGTGCCTTTTCAGCAGCTGGGTCGAGACCGGTGAGGTGCGCTTCACTGACCTCGGCCAGACGTACTACAGCACGACCTCGGCGGACGACATCCGACTGCCCCAGCGGACCGTAAAGAATGGCGATAGGGTTTTCGCTACCGTCCTCGGCAGTCGGGTTGTACGGCGCAAACTCGCCAGTGGCGGCCACCAGACCGAGGATCTGCCCCGGCTCCAGCGCGGGGCCGGCCGCGACGTTGATGGCTTCGCGGGAGATGGTGCCCGGCGCTTCAGACAGGAGGAATTCGCCTGCGTGCATCGGTTCCCGCACCGCAATGGAAGAAATCGAAGCCGCCAGCGCAGAAGCCCGCCTCGATTCCCTGCATTTCCGCTTCGTTCCGTACGAAGGCCTGGGCGAACGCGTGTTCACACTCAAGCTCAGCATCCTCACCAGCGGCGACAAGCCGACGCTCAAGCTGCGCTGGGTCGGCCAGGAACAACAGGTCGAAGAGATCGCCCAGGAATTCAAGTCCGTGCTCGCCCAGGAAGTCGGCGGCGCCGCGAGCCTGACCCTCGGCACCTTCAGCGCGTAACTACGCACACCAGGTAGCAACACCCCGCCGCCGGCCTCTCACCAATGTTCACGAATTCCGGCGGCGGGCTTTAACTGAGGCATACAGCAAATGCAAGCACAGCACATCACTATCATCGTTGTAGGAATGGCGTTCGGCTTTGGCGCCCTGACCTACTACATCCACCGCGCCCTGACCCACGCGACCGCAAAGGGCTACAACCTCGGCTATGACCAAGCCCACAACAGCCGCCGCTACCAGATTGCAGCACTGAATCAGGACCTGGCCGATACCTTAAAAAAGCACCAGGAGGACCGATCGACACTCGCCCAGCTCCAGCAGGGGCTGACTGAAATGGATGCGCGGGCCCAGCAAATCGCCCAGCAACTCAAAGCCAGCACGCTCACCCAAGCAGACCACATCACGCTGTGTAGCGTTATCCAGACCCTCGACCTGGCGATTCGAACCTGGAACACGATGCCCGGAACCGATCCGGTCAAAGCCCGAACCCGACAGCAGGTGCAGCAAATCACCCTGCTGGCCGCCCGCGTTCTCGAAACCATTGAGTTAGCCCAAACCGCTATCAACAGCCAGCCGAACGACCTGGGACAAGACGCCCAGCCAGGAGCAGCCGCATGAGCTGGATCCTCACTTTCAGCGGCCGCCGGTTCGACCTGCTCGCCCCGACCGCCGGCATGATCAGCCCGATCGACATAGCCCACGCTCTGTCGCTGCTGTGCCGCTTCAATGGGCACACCAGCCAACTCTACAGCGTGGCGCACCACAGCCTGCTGGTGGCAGACCTGGTGCCAGCCGAAGATCAACTCGCCGCGCTGCTCCACGATGCGACCGAAGCCTACCTCGGCGACATGACCCGCCCGCTCAAGGCCGTCCTGCCTGAGTACAAGGCCGTTGAGCACAACGTCTGGCTGGCCATCTGCGAGCGGTTCAACATCGACCCGGTGCTGCCAGCGAGCGTGCACCACGCCGACCTGGTGGCCTTGACCACAGAACGCCGCGACCTGATGCCCCGGCACCCGGAGCAATGGGAGCGCCTGAAGGGCGTCATCCCCTGCATCACCACCATCACGCCCCTGCGCGCAGACGCTGCGAAGAACACCTACTTCAACCGCCTGCTTGAGCTGATGCAGGCCGCGCATCGCAAGGCGGTGGCGGTATGACCTCTCTTAAGAAGCCTCCGCTCGACTTCAAAACCCAGTATGCCCTCGGCCTCAATCCGCAAGACGACGAGATCCTCGTCGACTTCTTCTGCGGTGGCGGTGGCGCGGGCACCGGGCTGGAGATGGGCCTGGGCCGCAAGGTGAATGTGGCGAAAAACCACAGCCCGGCTGCCATCAGCATGCACACCATCAACCACCCGGGCGCTGTTCACTTCGCGACTGACGTGTTCGATGGTGACCCGGACACCGAATGCGGCGGCAAGGCCGTAGGTTGGTTCCATATGTCGCCGGACTGCACCCACCACTCCCAGGCCGCCGGTGGCCAGCCGCGCAAGCGCGAGATCCGCAACCTGTCGTGGATCGGGTTGAAGTGGGCCGGCAAAAAGCGTCCACGCGTCATCAGCCTGGAGAACGTCAAACAGATCCTGCAATGGGGCCCGCTGATCGCCAAGCGTTGCAAGCTCACCGGCCGGGTGATCAAGCTGGTAACCGAGACCACCGCTAAGGGCAAAGAGGTTATCAAGCACGTGGTCGCCGAGCCCGGCGAAGTCGTACCGGTTGGTCAGCAATTCCTGATGCCGGATCCGAAACGCCGTGGGCAGACCTGGGCCAGATTCGTCAGCGAACTCCAGCGCCT